TTATCATAGCCATTAGATTATAGTGGCTATTATTAAAACAACTGTTAAAAGGAATGATAGAATGTATAACACTCACGGACTAAAATGCCAGAAGTATGCTCAAAGATCCGCGGATAATATGGCAGACGTCACACTTATGGTTGTGCTAAGCATTCAACAAAATTGGCTAAGCATTGGCAACCAATTGGCAGATGTTCGCGCCAATAAGTCAGAGTCAAAGTTTTTATGGGGTAATAAGATTAAAACCTATGAATATTTAGAGGCGAATAAGCATAAAATATATGCTCAATCAATGGCAGTTATTAATTCTAAACAAACTGATACTCAAAAATCAATCTCTTTAATGAACATATTCCTGAGAATTGATGGCCTCGGTCTACCTAAAGCAGGTTTTATGTGCCAACTAGTAGCAGGTTTAGTTGGTTGTATGGATACGCACAACATAAAACTGTATGGTTTAGATCCTAAGAGCCTCGCATTGAGCAAGAACCCGAAGACTCAAAAGGGTTTAGACACAAATAACCAAAAGATTCTAGCGTATATAACTCTATGCCACAACTATGGCACCGAAAACCTCTGGAATAGTTGGTGCAGTTTATTGGCCACCAAATCTAAGAGATGGGTTGATTCGAATCACGTGAGCGAAGTACACTATAGATATTTAGTAGGCTAAACAACGGCGATATGTGCCGAAGTTTGACAATAGTTTAAACTGATTGACTTTTAGGTAGTATTAATACCTATATATAGATAATAAGTATGCAGATATATAGACTAATAGATAATGGGCAGTTTTAAACACAGCCATTCTAAGCGAGGCTAAAGAGACCTAGTACATCGGGTCATAAGTCGCTAGCAATGAGCTTAGACGAGCTTAGAGACGCCTTACGGGGCATGTATACATATAACTGGAGAGATTTATGAAAAGCTTAACTAATGTAGAAGTTCGAACAGTCATTGGGTTTTTAAATGAAGGCAGGCAGGTACAGAAAATCAACAAGTGGAACGTCGAACAGTTGTATCTAGATTACAAGAATGGCTTTTTCAATCTAGAGAGTTTCAGGGACTACCATTCTCTGTCACTATTAAAAGCCAAACAACTGATACGAGTAGGCGCAAAATTACATGCTGGACGGAAAGCATACTATAAACTATATGGTCTTGTTTAGACACTATTGAAAGGAGCAGGTTATGAACTATGCTAAAAAGCTATTAACACTTACAGAACTACATAAAGAGAGACGTCAAGCATTAATTGTGACTACAATAGGTTGGTCAGTCTTGATAATAGGTTGGTCACTTTTGTCAGTAGTCTGGTTCACTTTTGTGGTGGTTATGTTTGGTGAGGGAGTGAAGTGATGGGATTCATGTATCAGGTCTTAAGGGCGCATATCAGCGCGTCACTTACTGTTAAAGAGTTGAGCGTGGCGCGCGGCGGCGTAGAGTATTGCCTGAATAAGAGCTATATAACGGCACAGGACTACATAAACTTAACAACCCTTTGCAATAGTCACAAAGATCTGCTAGACTTAGTGGCTACTATTCAAGAGTCTTATTTAAAGGAGGAAGAGTTATGAATACTAGCGGAGGTTGGAACGGCAGCGGCGAGGACTGGCTACACGGTGACGAAGATTTGATTGACGAACACGACTACCCTGCCTTAGAACAATGGGAGATTGATGAAGCATTGGCAGATGTGCGTGCTAAGGAGCTTAGAGAACAAGAGATAGAGCTTGACTTTGACCTGCTCTTAGAGAGTGTAGAGCAGATGGACGCTATCAGGAAGGGCGGGCATCGTCTTGCTACGGAGACAGAGATTGAGAACAGTTTAAGTCTTAGGCACAGTATCACACAACCTGTATTAGATTATTTAAAAGGAGAAGAGTTATGATAGGCTACATAGGAGTATCACTACTACTAACAGCAATGATCTGGGGCGAGTACAAGCCAAGAGGTGTGCTTTATTATGCGCTTAACTCGGCAGGCTCATTAACTTTATTGACTTACGCCTCTCTGAACGGTGACACACCCGTGTTTATATTGAACTTAGTGTGGGTTGCTGTTAGTCTGCTTGGGCTAGTCAAGGAAACTAAATAGGAGAGAAAGGTATGAGAATTATATTAAACGACGATGAAATACGTGAGGCACTTGCTAAGGCATTGGCCGAGAAGGTTTTTTTTAACTTCGCCATTGACCCGGATAACTGCTGGTTCGAAGGGAAAGCGGGGTTGATTGAGGGCGATGAGATTGAGGATATAAATGATGTGGAATTCTGCTTCGACACAACAAGCGCATAGGAGAAAGGTATGGCACTTGAACCAATAGTATTAACCCTCACCCTAGTCTTAAATCAAGGCGTGACGAACGATGAATGCAGGGCGATACTGTACAACACTTATCCACCCGACCTTATACAAGAACTAGCAAACCACAAGACTACCTTCTCTTGTCGCATAGATGTAATGGGCAGGATACACGAGTTGGGTGTTGAGAACGACGCGAAGCTAGATCGAAAGTACAAGCGCGAGACAGCGGGTAGAGAAATCTATGAGATATGCGGCGATCAGATGTGTAGGGTTGAGCAACGCGACCCGTTGTTGGAGAGAGCGAGCAATGAATAAATTAATATTAGCATTGGCACTCATGTCGCCACTGGCTCAAGCATCTGTACTCACCTCGCATGTTTGGAAAGGAGAGGCTCAAGAACCTAATGAGTCCATACAGACTGGCCGGCTAGTAAGCAATGCAAGCTGTCAGGCTTTAATGAATAAACTATACAGGGCTACACTGCTTGACATGAAGCAGACATTTGCGGGCCAAGAGCTTGTATTTCGTAAATGGATAGGTTACTATGGAGACTACAACTACGAGATAGCCCTAAGACGAGAGGGTAAAATAATAGTTACTTCGGTGGCTAAGTGCGTACCGACTACAATATGAGTAACACTTTTATGGACTATAAAGTGTAAACAATTGACAGTTTAATGCGCTAATAAATGCGCGAGGAGAAAGCTAATGAGACTTTATTTAGTAACACAAACTTTAATGAAGGGCTATGACACCTATGACTCAATGGTGGTAGCGGCTGAGAGTGTTTCAGACGCAAGGACTATTCATCCATACTACGGAGACGCCTTTGATTTGTATGTAAAGGAGGGCAAGTGGTGGGTGAAGCGCAAAGATTTTGGGGACTATGAGTTTAAGCGCGGCGGTTGGCCTGAGCCGAAGGACAAAGCGTCGTTGTTAGTTAAGTTCTTGGGGTTGACCGAAGAACCCAGAGGTGTCATACTTGCCTCGTTTAACGCGGGATGAGGAGAAGAGTGATGACTGAGCGTAGAATCTTGAGTGAGAAGAACCACGCAGTATTACAGATTATATTAGACACTTTAATAAAAGGAGAAGCCTCTGATACAGAATCAGTAGAGCTTTATCGCGAGATTAAAGACCAGTTGATCTATACTATGTGGATACATGAAGAAGAAGAAGAGAAAGATGATGAATAAGCAAAAGAGACGAATAGATAACATCAATGCCGAAGAGATGAATCACTCTTGGATGCAATACAGCGGCCCGTTAGAGTCGTGGTTTGAATATATATGCGAGCCTCTGCCTAGATGGGAAGATGATCTAAAGAACGGCAGTATCCTTTGTTGGGTATGGAATGGGCGCGACAACAACTTCGACAACCCTAGGGTGGTCAGTCACTATGTAAAAGACAACGCCTACCCCTATAGATTTGCTGGAGGAAGCGTAAGCGCGAGTGCTGGCGTACACGCCACGCCTGTATTGTCTGTCGATCTATACAGCGGAGAAGGTTTATGAACAAAGATACTTATTTTAATAAGTTCATAGATAGATTGAACACGCCGCCGAGCCCCGAGGGATTACTAACGCCCCGTAGCTGTGGGATCTTGATAGATCTATTAGACGAAATGAAACACCAGTTGGTTGAAGATGCTGATCATCTTGACGAGATCAAACGCCAGTTGGACTTGACGATGTTGATGCTGAAGAAAGGAGAGAGAGGTTATGAATAAACTAAAGAGCCAAATAGACTTGACAGAACCCATCGAAACCTATAAGATAATGGTATCAGAAGTTCGCGGCTTCTTCATAGATGTTGCGGCCTCTAGTGAGAAAGAGGCTTTAACATACGCAAAGCTAAACAAAACCTACAAACAATATGGATCTGCGATAGTCGATACACACTATCAAGTCTTTAAAGAAGCGGGGGTTGATGAAGATGAATAAATGGATAAGTGTTAAGGATAAAAAACCGCGTCTAAAAAAGAAGGTCTTGGTTTATATTCCGTGCATTGATGGCTATGCAAGTGGATGGCTACTCTCTGGCGGTTACTGGCTAATACTAGGCGAGGCCAACTTTGATACAGAAGATGTTACTCACTGGAAGGAGATAGAACATGAATGAGTGCTATGATTATTATGAATGCGGTATATGTTTGATAATGTTTAAAGAACACAATGGCCAGACAGACCTGTGCAACCTATGCTATAAAAGCTTGATAGGCTTCGAAGACCTTGAAGATGTATATGTCCACGAAGATGATTATGCTTTAGAGGTTGATGAGTTTGATGAGGCTAAGGGTGCGTTTACTATATAGACTATAGAGAGCTTATCGCCAGTGTTCTTTTTCCTCTTTTCTTTTATTTCGTTATAACTTTAAAGTAGAGTATAGCATATATGGTTTTAAAAGTCAAGAGGTTTATAAGAAATAAAACTAAAGGAGGAGGTTGACAACAGGTTAACATTGTGTTAAGCTCTATAAAATTTTAAAGGAAGGAGAAAAGAAAAATGACTACAGGATTTGGCGAATACTTTTTAACATTCAACTTCCGCAACGGCGTGGGCTTAGACTTAGAGTTTACAGACAGTCGGCCAGTGTGGATAAGCGACAATGCTACGGGTTCTGTAGTTGCGGCGTCGTTTGAAGGCACTGTAGTGTTGGTTCCGTTTGTGATCATAACGCTAGGTAAAATTTATCAGGAGGTATGAGGTTATGAATAAAGAACAAGAGCTACAAAAAGCACTACAAGCCGCACAGGATGCACTATATTCAACGGTTCAAGGGATAATCAACCAAGTCTGTCTTAATGTTGAGTCTGATTTTGTACCTGATTGGAATGTCCATTCTTACAAGTACATTGTTATCTACCACAAAGGGAAGTGGGTTTCCGATTCGATTGACTACCCTGAAGGACTTAGCTATCTGTCCACAAAAGCCAAAGCCCAACAAGTCTGCGACATCTTGAATGACATTGGTTTAAAACCAGTGGGGGTGAAGTGGTGGAGCTAAGGTGGCTAATGATACTTGGCAATCGTTAGGTAAAGGAGAAATAACATGTACCTAGTTCAAATAGGTGAAGATATTTTTGTAGATCTAACCGAAATCCGAGGGGTGTTTTCAACTACCTCCGAAGGAGTCAATATCCTCCACCTTATGTTTAAAGGATGCGAGAACGAAGCTTCTATGATGGTCAGCTACAAGTACCGTATGAGCGTTATAAACAGTATTATCAGCAATAACCAAAATCCAAGCCAGAGCCTTGAACGGGCGATTAAATCCATGGAGAAAGAGTGATGAGTGAATTAAAAGATGAAATAATGGTTAAAATTAAAGACGAAATGGTCGAGTCTTACCTCAAAGGCTACGATCATGGGATAAAGGATACAGTTGAATGTCTAAAAGAGTGCAAAGAAAAGATTGGCGGGGGAGCCATATTTAGCCTAGACGATATTATTGCATTTGTCAGCATTGGTTTAAAACCAGTGGGGGTGAAGTGATGGAAGAATACGAAAGATGCAATCAGACGGGTAAGAAAGATGCAATTAGACGGGTACTTATACCAAGCCTTCTTTTGCTCTCTGCCTGTAATGTTGATCAGCAAAATGATGCCAGTGAATCTAAGTTTATAGGCACTACTTACACACTTGATCACATGCATGAGGTCCATGAGTTCACGCCAAATGAAGCACCGACCATGCTGTGCGTTGTATTAACGTCTCGCATCCCCTTAAAGGCCGCATCTGGCATTACCTGTTTTAAGAAAATATAACCGACTGGAGGTGAAGTTATGAGTAAAGAAGTGAAAAATGCAATGGATGTTATTAAAAAAGCTATGGTCGAAGACGGTATGGAGGTTGGAAGCCTAGCACACGGGTGGCATTGCAACATAGCTATGGCTTGTTACGACTCTATGAATCTTGAACCGTGGGTTAGTCTAAGCGATGAGGATGTAGCCAACAGACGCAGAATATCTAACGATGCCGCAAGCCGATTTATGAAAACGTGCTTCGGTGTTGAAGTAGTGGGGGTGAAGTGATGAGTAGAGTAATTGATGATGATGAGAAGGCGCTAGCTTTAATCAAGGCTATTTGTATAAGCGACACTCAGGCAAAGAACATTTTAATGTATCTAAGAGAAGAAATCCCTAACTGGTGGGATGATATAGACCCACATGACCAAGATACTTGGGTCGAGTGCTTGGCATGGGACGACGAAGGAGACTTCAATTTTAGGGTACTTGTGAAAAATAGGTTTAGAGACTCTACAGGTAAGTATCGGTTTGATGTTGCTATGGGTTCCCCATACGACCATGCCACACCTTATTTAAAACCAGTGGGGGTGAAGTGATGGACGAATTTAAAGAAAAGGTTACAAGTGGCTCAGCCTACCTAGACCCTGCGGAGATATGCTTTTTTACACAGCCAGAGTATTCCGATTGGAAGTGTTACCTGTTTGGCGGGTCGGGCACGAGTCTGACTTGGACTCCACATAAGGGAAAAGAGCCTAATTGGTTTTGGCGAAAGATGCAGTATTTGATACTCGGCAATCGCTGGGTAAAGGAGAAAGAATAATGGAAAATAACCTAATCATGCCTGCAATTCTTGTGTGTCTCGCCGCCTTTATAATAGGCATTGGTCTTGGAGGCCTCGTGAAAGGCGGCACGGCAGAAGAAAAATGGCAGAAAAACACCGCACAAACAGAATGCGCTAGATTTCACCCCGCTACTGGGAAATTTGAATGGATAAAGGGGGTGAAGTGATGAGTAAATTATATAGGTGCGGATGGTGTGGACGGCCTACAGATAAAGAAGGTCGAGTGACTTCCATGTTTGAAGTTGGGCGCATATCGGATATTGATGAGGTTTGGAAAGACGCAGACCATGTGCGTGGTGATTGCTGTAGGGTGATAAGCAAGACGAAGAGGATTATTACAATCGACAGATTTCTGAGTTAGAGGAGTGAAGTGATGAACAGAGAAGAGAAAGAGTTGAGAGAGTCGATAGCAAGGTTTGAGCGGGAGAGAGACATCGCAGAAGATCGCTTGCTCAAGGCAAAGCACACCCTTAAATTTTATCTATTAAAACCAGTGGGGGTGAAGTGATGTATTTGCCAGAGATTAAATACCCGCTAAGACTGTGTGTTGAGATGATGCATTATTGCACGTGGTCAAACGAGAAAACGGCAGAGATAAGACCTAGTGAATTGCTTGTCAACTTAGAAGTGTTTTTTAGTAAAGAGCTAATTGAAGAATCGCGAAAAATACTTTGCGGTGAAATAACACCAGTGGGGGTGAAGTGATGCAAACAACACACTATTGCGACGAGTACGGAGGGTTCCTACAGTACCCAACAAAAGAAGTTAAATCCAAGGAAGTTAATGTATGGATTCATGAGAGCCTCTTGGCTGCTACGCACGATTATAGCTGTACCGCTTGTCGAGAGAGGAAGGCGGTGCTGGATATGCAGACTGGAATAATGCAACCCTGTTGGCGCTGTCAAGAGGAAGGTTACAAAGTGCTGAAGGTTAGACGCAACTGGCTATTACGGTTAGTGGGGGTGAAGTGATGGACATGAAAGAGATTAAAATAAAACCGAAAAATATTATATGGTCAGACGAAAAAGATTGTGACGAAAGTTGTAGGTATAACCATGTTCGAGGGGCAAGTGGACTCGGTGAATTTTTGATTACATGGAAGGGTTGGAAAAAGTTTCCTAGTTTTGACATAGAGGGGCCACTAGAGGATTTTAATAACTTTTATGGTTGTGGTTCTTTAAATGAAGCTAAGGAAAAAGCTAATAAAATGTATGAAGAAACAATACTGGGTTGCATTGAGTCAACAGAGTTAGGTTAGCGGAGGTGAAGTGATGAGTATGTACAACTGCGGAATATGTGGAGCTTGGAAGGACAATGATTACGAACCTGCTGAGTTTATAAAAGAGAACAGCAGTGACGAAGAGTACCCAGTGTGCGAAGATTGTTTCGCTGAACATGAAGAGAATAAGAATGACTATACCCACCACGACTATGAGTCTAGTAATGAGCAGAAGTAAAGTATACACTACCTTAGCCTTCCTTATGGCAGCGTGTATGATCTATAAGGTATCCGCAGACCCTGAAGGCTATGGGTTGGATACCACCTTTTTAATCTGGGGAGTCTACATGGCCTCTGGTGTATTGTATTATATTTGGAGTGAGACATGAGAGTAATTGATGATGATGATAAGACTATAGCTGTGTTTAGGAAGCACTTTGGCTTTGGGTTTAGTAGAGAACACTACTATCCTATATTGGCAAAGCTTAGAGAGGAGTTAGCCGAAGATTCTTTCGACGAGATATTTGATGCCGTAGCTAGACACGAGACTAAACTAAACAAAGAACAGGAGAGTGATGTATGATGGATACTATGGTTATCAAAAACCCGGCAGATGATAAGCCGAGTGATCAAGAAGATTTGTTTGAAGCCGTGGCTAACTGCTCATGAGCTCTTCAACCCACGGAGGTAAAGGAGACAGGCAGCGGCCTAAAGATACAGAGAGGTTTAATACTAATTGGGATTTAATATTTAAAGGAGAAAAGAAAGATGATAAAGAAGTTGGCTACACTGCTCGGCGAGAAGCTCCTGTCTTGGATACAACAAGAGACAATAATCCTAAAGAGTAGGTTTGAATCGAGGTTCATAAAGACAGTGCGCTCAGTGGTTGTATTGGCTTGTGTGCTGACACTCATTAATGTTATAATGGTTTTAAAAGGATAGAGCACTATGAATATAATATTAGGAATGCTTGTAGGGGTGGCAGTAATTTTATGTATTAAAGTCCTGTATGAATCAGAGCTGATGATAGAGGAACTAAAGAAAGAAAGAGAAGAGGATTAAAGTTATGACTAGACGAATAGATAGTATGGATGGGGAGCAACTATACGCTTCTTGGATGAGGTACTCAGGCCCTCTAGCATTATGGCTACTCGAGATGACTGAGCCAGAACCAAGATGGCAAGACGACCTGAAGAAGGGCCCTATAATCTGTTGGGTTTGGGATAGAGAAAGAGTAAACCCTAAAAAGTATATGTATAATATAGATTCAATAAACCCTGAAACTGCTGACTACCGCGGAGGTATTCTTAGTTGGGAGTTTGCCGAGCCTGTAAGACCCCACGAAATCTACCAAGGAGGTAGCAGATGAATATATTAATAAGCGCTGAACTACTACAAGAAATGATAGAGTATGTTGAGTCAGCCGAACAGGGCTACGACGCCGAGCATGGGCTAGTGCGGAAGATCCCGCAGGTTTCACCTGACGACATGATGCCTGATCTCTATGCCACCTTAAAGACTCTAGAAGCGCGGCAACACCCAAACAGAACGGAGGACAACCGCGGCAATAAATAAAAAAGAACTTGACAGACTTAACAGACTATGCTATACTTCACCCTCAATTTTAAAACAACTTAAAAAGGAAATATCAACATGGCAATATTAGAAGGCTCAGCATACTGGGCATCAGTTTTAACACCCAACACCACTTTTGAACCGGCCTACTCGGTCAATCTGGTTGTAGACGAAGCGACTGCCGAGGACTTTAAGGCCCGAGGGTTTAATATTAAACAGATGGACGAAGGCCCTTCTATTCTTTTCAAGCGTAAAGTCGAAGGCAAAGGCGGAACAATTCGCAGCGCGCCTAAGCTCATGGATAAGTTCAAGAACCCTCTGGACGCACGGGTCGGCAATGGCTCAGCCGTTAAGGTTCAGTACAGCGAGTGGGAAACCACCAATAAGTTTGGTTCTTTTCGGGGCTTAGACTTTCAGGCTATGCAGGTCTTAAACTTAGTAGAAGTAGGGACTGAAGATGGCGCAGAGTTTGATGCCGAAGACGCAGACGACGATATGGACGGAGAACTATAGTGGGTATCATTACCGTAGACGGGACTCAGTACGAGTCCGACAACCTCTCGGCACTGGGTCAAGGCATCTTAGCTCGCCTCATCGAAGCAGACAAGCGAACAAGCGAGGCTTCGCAGACTGCCGCGATTTTTCAGGCCGCTGTGCTTCAGTTGATCATAGAGCTTAAAGATAACCATCTCTTTGACGAGGCGCTTGTCACAGAGGAAGTAACCGAGGAGTAAGCCCATTGCCTTTTGTTAAACACAAACTACCGTGTCCTGAGTGTGGCGGAAGCGACCCAGTATCTTTAAACGATAATGGGTCAGGTTGGTGCTTCAGCGGGTGTGGCTATCTGCCAAACTACGGAGCCAAAAAGGAAGAGACTTTAACCGACACTGTTATAGACTTTGAAATGCACCAAAGGAACAGTAAGATGAATGACGACGGAACTGCCGCCTTTAATGAATTGACTGACCGCAAGATAAGCTTAGCTACTGCTAAGAAGTACGGCGTCAAATCAACAATGGTTGGCGGGAAGATAGACAAGCACTACTATCCTTATTATAACGGGCATGAGTTAGCCGCTACTAAAATCCGTAAACAGAACAAGGATTTTCCGTGGACAGGGAGTCCAAAGGAAGCGGGGTTGTTTGGCGAGAACCTGTTTAAAGCCGGAGGTAAATTCATAACCCTAGTAGAAGGAGAGTGTGACGCGATGGCCGCTTATGAACTTATGGGGAGTAAGTGGCCTGTTGTTTCTTTAAAGAACGGGGCGGATGGAGGCGTCCGAGATGTAAAAGAGAACTTAGAATACCTTGAGTCTTTTGAGTCCATAGTAATTAATCTGGACAACGACAAGCCCGGAAAGGCTGCGGCTCTATTGATCGCCAAGCTCTTAACGCCGGGCAAAGCCAAGATCATGACACTGCCCGTGGACTACAAAGATGCCAACGATATGTTGCGCCAAGGTAGACACGCCGCATACGTCAGTGCTTTTTGGGATGCTAAACTCTATACGCCCTCTGGTGTATTGAATATGTCCGAGCAGCTAGAGGCTTATCAACAGCTAAGAGCCGAACGAAAACCGGCCATCCCTTATCCTTGGTCTGGTTTAAACCGCAAGCTAGAGGGCCTGAGATCCGGCGAGCTTGTTACGCTTACTGGCGGCACGGGCTTAGGAAAGTCCTCTGTTACTCGCGAGGTTGAGCATTGGTTGATTGAACACACTGACGACAATGTGGGTGTCCTAGCCCTTGAAGAGAGTTGGGCCCGTACTGCGGAGGGTATCATGGCAGTAGAGGCAAACGCCAAGCTGCATCTTGATAGCGTCAAGGCTACGTTCGCCGACGAACAACTAGACGACTACTATAAGAAAGTCTTTATGGGCGAGAACGAAGGAAGAGTGTGGGTACATGCTCATCATGGTGTCAATAACCTAGAAGAGATCTTCAGCAAGCTACGATATATGATCATAGGATTAGACTGTAAATGGGTTGTAGTTGATCACCTTCACATGCTTGTGTTATCTACTTTAGAGCACGACGAGCGCAAAGCCATTGATGGCATCATGCACCGCTTACGGACTATGGTAGAAGAGACAGGCTGTGGTATGATACTGGTGTCACACTTGAGGCGAGTCGATGGAAACAGAGGCCACGAAAACGGAATAGAGACAGGGCTATCACACTTGAGAGGCTCTCAATCTATTGCTCAGTTGAGTGATTGTGTTATTGCCTTGGAGCGAAACCAACAATCCGAAGATCACATAGAGGCATCAACCACTAAAGTTAGGGTGCTTAAGTCTAGGTACACTGGCGATGTTGGCGTAGCTTGTCATCTCTTGTATGATCATACGACAGGACGACTGCGAGAGCTAGATGACTTTGATGACTCGCAGTTTGACGGAGAGGTTATGTGAGTAAGGCGTGTTCTAGATGTGGGGAGATTAAAGCGCTTGAAGAGTTTTATAAACGCAGGCGCACTAAGGAGGGGCGCAGGTCTGAGTGTAAAGAATGTTCAAAGGCTTCTGAAAAAGAATATTACCTAGCGAACAGAGAGGCTGTTAATTCGAGGACTCAGGCGTGGGCTAGAGCCAATCCAATGAGTGCTAGGGCTCGGAGCAAGGCGTGGTACGAAGCTAACAAAGAAAGGAAGGCGGCGAAGGGCAGGGCTTGGCGCGAAGCAAACAAAGAAAGAGATCAGAATTATAATAAGGCTTGGTACGAAGAGAACAAAGAAAGATCTGCGGCACTGAGCAGGGCGTGGCGCGAAGCTAATCCCGAAAGGGTGAAGGCTAATAATAAGGCTTGGCATCAGACACACTTAGACAAGAGAAACGCGAGTGGGGCTAAGTACAGAGCCGCAAGACTACAGCGCACAGTGGCATGGTCTAACAACGAGGTAATAGAAGAGGTGTACGCCGAAGCTCGAAGGCTGTCAGAAACTACAGGCATCCAGTTTCATGTCGATCATGTTATTCCGCTTCAAGGTAAACTGGTCAGCGGCCTTCATGTTGAAACAAATTTACAGATACTTATGGCACACGATAATAGTGCTAAGTCCAACAACTTTAAAATCTAAAGGAAGAAGAGAATGGTTAACCTAGTATTCGATATAGAAGCTAACGGTTTAGACCCTACTAAGATCCACTGTATTGTGGCCCAAGACGCCTTCACCAAGGCGGTATTTAAGTTTGATAACACTCAACTAGAAGAGGGCTATAAGTTCCTTAGCTCTGCAACTAAGCTCATAGGCCATAATATTATAGGCTATGACATACCCGTCATTAAAAGGCTAGCAGGCGTGGATCTATTTGATAAGAAGATTGTAGATACTCTAGTTTTATCTCGGCTCTTTAACCCCACCCGCGAGGGGAACCACGGCTTAGAGGGATGGGGCTATCGCTTAGGCTTTAAGAAAGGTGACTTTGGAAAAGCCGAGGGTGCTTGGGAAGTCTACACGCCCGAGATGTTGAAGTATTGTAAGAATGATGTGTTGTTGAATACTAAAGTCTATGAGGCTCTTAAGATTGAGAGCCGCGGGTTTACGCCGCAGTCTGTTCAAATAGAACACGCAGTTGCTAGGATTATAGATCAACAGCGCAACAACGGCTTTGTTCTTGATGTCGAGAAAGTCATGGGCTTGATGGCTATGTTCGAAACCCTCCTGCATGATTTAGTTGAGGAGGTTCATGAGGAGTTTAAGCCTGTTATAACTACGCAGATACTTAGCCCTAAGTTTACTACCAACGGGTCATTAGCTAAGACAGCAACAGACCAACACGGAGCCGGGACAAGACTGAGTGACGAAGAGTACGAGAAACTTTTAGTAGATGAGGGCTCTAAGCCTATAGCTCGACACACCGAGACGCCCTTTAACCTTGGCTCAAGGAAACAAATAGGCGAATACTTAATCCGCTTCGGTTGGAAGCCGCAGAAGTTTACGCCCACAGGTCAGCCGATGGTAGACGAGGGGATACTTAAACGAGTTAAGAGGATTCCGCAGGCCGCCTTAATCGCCCGCTACCTTATGGTTCAGAAGCGCTTGGCACAAACTAAGAGTTGGATCAAAGAACTGAACGAAGAGACAGGCAGAGTGCATGGTTATGTTAATCCTAATGGCGCAGTGACAAGCCGCATGACTCATTCGCATCCGAACATGGCTCAAATTCCTAGTAGCACTTCGCCTTATGGCCCCGAGTGTCGTGCTTGTTGGACAGTCCCAAAAGGCTACAAGCTTGTAGGCATTGATGCCTCTGGCTTAGAACTACGAATGCTAGCACACTACTTAAACGACGAGGGCTATACTAATGAAATCCTTAACGGAGACATACATACCACTAATCAAAACCTTGCAGGGCTTGAGTCAAGAGATCAGGCTAAGACTTTCATCTATGCCCTCCTGTACGGAGCCGGAGATGCTAAGCTTGGATCAGTGGCTAAAAGAGGCAGAGCAGGTGGTAAAGGACTTAGACAACGCTTCTTTGATAACCTCCCATCATTTAAAGCTCTTACAGATCGCGTACAAAGAGAAGCAGCAAGCGGATTCATTAAAGGCTTAGATGGCCGCAAGCTCACGGTTCGCTCGGCTCACGCTGCCCTCAACACTCTTCTTCAAGGAGCAGGCGCAATAGTCATGAAGAAGGCGCTGATAATCCTTGATGATCTTATAACCTCTAAAGGACTTGATGCTAAGTTCGTAGCCAATGTCCACGACGAATGGCAGATAGAGTGCCACAAAGATCACGCAGAAGAAGTAGGAAAGCTAGGTGTACGAGCCATCAAAGAAGCAGGCTGTATGCTTGCGCTTAATTGTCCATTAGACGGCGACTATAAAGTCGGGGAGAACTGGAGTGAAACACATTAAAAACTGTATAGAATGTGGCGTAGTCTTAGAAGCACCCGTCAACTGGTGGCGTTCTTTTGTTGATAAGAAGCACTATAAATGCACTGACTGTTATAATACGCGCCGCACTGAGAATGAAGTCAAGAAGAAATATCAAGATGGCGAGCAGCCAAGTTCAAAGCTACTGGCTAAGCTCTTTAAGACTCGACACAAAGCAGAATATGACGACATCAAACACGGCTATGTCTATATCATATCTAACCCTGCGTGGCCGGGGTGGTACAAAGTGGGCATGGCACTCGACGCAAATGACAGGTGCTCTAGTTATCAAACCTCCTCGCCGCTAAGAGACTATGTAGTTAGATACTCTAAGTTCTTTGCAGATCGCCGCGAAACAGAAAAGACCGTGCATTTAAAACTTAAAGAACTTGACCTAGAGAACACAAATGAATGGTTTAAAGGGTCGCTGAGTCTGATCAAACGAACCATCCGACAGCAAAGGAGTAAGTGATGTCTAGAGTAATTGATGATGATCGTCTAGCCGAAGAGGTACTACTAGAGTGGCGCTGTGAGGGTAGCCCTCTTGAGTATTTACTTCGGGATCTAAGAAAAGAAACCCCTAACTGGTGGAATGATATAGACATGAAAAACCCAGCAACTTGGGTTGATGCG